TGCATTTTATATCTTTCTTCTAATGTATACCATTTGGCTGTAACTTCATAGTGAAATATATTACTCAAATGTACATAAGTTGACCCTTTTAAGTTGGGTCGGCATTTTCCAGCAAATTGGTCATGCCTGTGTGTATTAAGCAAGTTCTGATGATAATAGTTTATGTTTAGTTTAGGGAATACTGTACGATACCATTCTAAAAATCCTTCTTCATATATCTCATTCAGATGTTGTTCTGTATATTCTATTTGTTTAATACCTTTAAAGTATTCAAATTTACTATCATATTGTTTATAATCTGTTCCATCCCACTTTCCTACTCTACTATCCATAAAGTTATTTGCAAACTTTTTAAAATCAGTTCCATCCCATTCTTCAATTATCTGTTGCATACACCCTAGTGCATATCTACTTACATCATATATCCATAATGTATCACCTGCTGTTAATTTTTTATCAAATGCAAAGAATATAGGAGATATTCCAGATGCTGGAGCAACTACTTTAGTAAATTTTCTAACTGGTGTGTCTTTGGGTGGTACAACATTTCTGCCATTTTCTGTATTGGCTATAAAGAAAACATTTGGATTAGTAATTGTTAATGTTTCGTGTATGTTTCTAAATCCATCTTGCTTAACTTCTCCATACGTATACCCTTTTGATAATCTAACATCCTCGTTCCATGATATTATTTTATGATTATCTCTTAGAAGGTGTTTTACTATATTCCACCCAGTTTGTTTTCCTGTATATGTTCTTAAATTACTACCAGGGCCTACCCAATGTGGTGTGTATCCATCATGATGATTGTTTTCACTACGTATTGGTTCTGGAAGCTGATACGGTTCAACATCATCTTCGTCGTTTCCCCATTCTGGCTTACCTGCTGACTCCCACCATTCTAGATCAATTAAAAAGCATTGTTGATGTATTGAATAATAATCATCTTCTTTGTCTAGTATATGTCCAATAAATTTAGCATCTGGATTTTCTTCATAAAATGTAGGAAACTGTTCTTCAAATTCGTTTAATATAATACCCTGTTTAAATACAACTATCTTTTTAAAACCATTGCTAATTGCTTTTTCAAATAAATCTACAATTGTCTCTTCTGCATATTGTTTATTACAAAAGAATGATAATTCAATAGACCAAAAGTCAAGTGTGGCTTTTGAATAATGCTGTAAATAGTCAGTTTTTATACTATTATTATAAAGCCAACCTATACATAGTTCTTTGCTTTCGGTTTTGTTTCTCCACCAGTCTTTTTTAAACATTTTTATTCCACTTTAATAGCTTCTGTAAATAATTATCAGGAATTTCTGTGAATTTATCCATTTCTTGTTTATCAATCCATACTAAGTTTGGATGTGTAAGAGTTCCACGTGATGATAACACTAAAACATTATTTTGATATGAACTATCTTTTATTTTGCCCATTAGTTCATTATGTAATTCCCATCTTTGCTGTAAGCTGTAATAAAATGAAGTAGGTAGGTAATGAAATATGTTACTTAAATAACAAAATGTTACTGGGTGTCGTAATCTATCTGTTTTAAACGAATTAACAAATCCTTGATATGTATTTGGATCAAATATATTAATTGGCAAATAAACTACTTCAATTTCAGGTAACACATTGGTTATCCATTCTTGAAATCCACGTTCATTTAGTTTATCAAATACTTCTTGTGTATGTGGTAACTTATTTTTACCTCTAAAAATATCTCTTTGATATTTTTCATCTGGTGCTAACTGATTCATTAGATCAGTAGCAAATTTTTCGTAATTAGTTCCGTCCCATTTTTCAATAATTGTCTTTGTAATGTTAATAGCAAATTTACTAATATCATAAACAAGTATTTTACTGTATTTGTCGCATCCTAATTCAAATGCATATATTAACGGTGTTAACCCTGCGGCTGGTACAACTAGTGTATCCCATTTTTCATCCCATTCTGGGTATTGTAATTTTCTTCTTTCAACTTCAAGATGAATATCTCTTAAAGGCTCCGTATTAGCAATAAAAAATATATCTAAATCAATTTGCTCCATAACACCGGATAAGTGTCTAGGTCCATCTTCTTTTATTTCTGGATAAGAATAGTGTTTTTCATCTCTAATATTTTTATTCCAGGATACAATTCTTTGTTGATCATCTAATAAACTTTTTACTAAATTCCAACCTGTATGTTTTGCATTATATGTTTTATTATGTTTACCTGGTCCAATCCAATGAGGTGTATAATCGTCATGCCAGTTAGAAATACTCCTAGCAGGTTCGATTGCTTCTAGTGGTTTATTTTCTGGTGAGCCCCATGCTGGTTTGCCTGCTTTTATCCACCAATCAACATCAATCATAAATGCTTGTGGATGTAAAGAATAATACTCGTCACCTTTATCAACTATATGTCCAATAAAAGTTGCATCTTTATTATCTTCATAAAACTGTACAAATTGTTCTTTAAAATTAGATAAAGGAGTTGTTCCTTGTTTGAACACTAATATCTTTTTATATTTGTTTTCAACTGCATTTTCTAACAAACCTTCTATGGTGTCATTGGCCATCTGCTCATGGAAATAGAATCCCAATTCCATTGACCAGTAGTCTGTTAAGTTTTTAGTGTATCCTCTAGCGAAGTCGTCTTTAATGCTGTTATTGTATAGCCAGCCAAATCCTAATTCTTTTGATTTGCTCTTATGTTGCCACCATTGATGTCCAAACATGTTTAACATATATATTTCCTTTATAGTATATGTTTATTTATTCTATAATTTTTTGCAATGTTTGAGACTTAAAGTCTTCTAATGTAGATGTGTTAGATAATTCAATATCAAAATTCCAACCTGCCCAGCTCCATTCACTTTTATGTACTTCAGGAAATACAATAGACATACTATTGTGCTCTACATTATTTGCACCTGCTTGATTAATACTAGAAGCAGTAGCCCACCAAAGTGGTTTATCATTTCTCCAAACAACTGCGGTTGTTCCACCTAGGTTCTTAATTGCTTTAAGCTCATTAAAAAATCTACAGTCACTAATAACAACATTTTTTGTACACATCTCAATTTGACGTTCACATGCCGCTACCCAAATGTCTGGGTGGAAGTGTGTTCTTAATACATCAGTACCTACGTGTTGTAATGCAAACCGTGGAGTAAAATTAGGAATATCTAAACGTTCGGCCCACCACTCATCAACAGTTTCTCTCCATACTCTGCTTTCTGATGTATTTCCTTCTAGTAGGATTCTATCCCAACCAAATATATTTGCACATGCATCTTTAAGCACTCCTGCAAAACTAATACGTTGAAAGCCTTGTTCTATGAGAAAACCTGCGGCAGTGTCTTTGCCGTGACCAATGAGGCCACATATACCAATTACCTTTTTCATAAACTTATTATAGTGGGTTTTTAATTATTTGTCAATAACAAAATTATTGTTTTTAAGTTTTTCAACTACTTCTTCAAATTTTTCACCTAATACTTTAATTCTTAGATAAATTCTTTCTCTTTTAATAGTAGGTACACCGTGTACTGTCATTCCATTAAATAAAGTAGGATGCTTATTGCTATAGTAATGATTGTATTCAATATCTAAATCATTCCATCCATATTTCTTTTCATAGTTAACATTTCGTTCTGGAGTAACTCCAGCTCTACTGTAGAAACTAATTGGTTCACCTGCATCTTCTGGTTCAATAGGAAACATTATTCCACACCACATATAATGATCTGTATGAGGATGGAAGCTATAACCAGGGTCGTAATGTAATAGATCAATATCACGTGGAGCAATGGGTTGTTTGAAGTTAAACATATTAACGTATTTTTCTATTACTGGATAGTCAAGTAAGTTTTTGCCTTCAGTTTTTTGTACTGCAATAGCGTTCATACCTGCTCTACCTTTAAATTCTCTTTTTTCTGGAGAAAGGTATTGCATATAATCGCCAAATTGCATTATATTGTGTTTGTGTTGATTTACAAAATCTAATAGTTCTAGCCTATCGTATGTTATTTCATCGATAGTACAGTGGTGGTTACCAAGTTGCATTGTTATCCTATTACAAAACCTAAACCTGTACTTCCATCGTTGTATAATGTTAGTTCAGTTTCAAGTTTATCAATCTCTGCCTGTGCATCTGCTCTAAGTTGATCTGCGTTCATTGTAGTACCACCTTGTGGTCCTGCAATCTGTGTAAATTTACCACGTGCTTCTGATAGTATTAGTTTAGCATGAGCAAATGCATAATCCTTTAACCAAGGACCTGCATATGTATCTTCTAATAGACTTTCTGTTGGTCTATAGTTGTAGCAATGCAATACTGCATTGTCATTTGCTTTAATCTTACGTTGTAAAATTAACCTTTTATCTTGTGGACGCCAAGTAAACATTATTTCAGCACCAAATAGTCTACCCATTGTTTCTCTATTTTGTTGTAAGAAATCAAATGATGCTAATCCACCATTTCTACTACTTCCTAATAGATATGTATTAATATAAGCGGCTTGGAATGGTTCTATATCGTTACCTGTTCCACTACTTACACCAGTTGTTCTACGATAAATGTCACGAACTTCCATTACTTCATCTGGTAAAGTATATTCACTCTGATCTTTTATCATATCTAATATAATAAAACTTTCCTCAACTGCATTTTCTGCACGTTGTCTATACTTTGATAAAGATTTGTCTATTGCTAGCTCATAATGTTCTGGATCTAGCTCAACATCAATCATTCCACCACCTAGGCGAAGTTCTATTTCTTTTTGAAGTTTGTTTGATGCACTCATTTAAGTTATTCTCCTGCTGTATGTATTTATCATAACAACTAGAAATTTATTGTACGTTTACCAAACCTTACAGGGTTATTTAAACACTCTTCTAGGTATTTTCTAGCTACATTTTGCCATATTGGGTACTGATCGTCTTTAAGATCATCAATAAAAATTATCTGTTCAAAATTTGTATCTTTATACAATGAACAATAATGTTTAGCATATGTGGAGTCTACTAGTTCAAGTTCGTCTTTGAATGAACTTGTATTAATTATACCAGGTGTGTGATTAGTGTATGTTAATCCATTCCAAGCATCATTGACATTTTGAAAAGGAGTATATGGTTGATCAGCATCTGGATAATTATAGTCTATGAGTATAATTTCATTTACTTCTTGATGTTGTGCCCATCTTGCAAACATTCTACTTTTGCCAGGATGTACATTAACTCTTCCTGGAATCCAATACGCAACTGGCTTGTAAATTATATCTTGATCTGCCATATACAAATTCTGTATTAAAAACCTGCATTGTTGCCCTGTGTGCATCTGCATAAAATTTCTATTAGTGTTAATAAAGAATTCAAAATGCTTATCTATTTGTTCCCAATTTTTTCTTACAAATGTTACCCAAGGTTTTAAATGGGAATTAACAAGTTCTGGAAGACCTAACTTATAATTACTAAGATTGGATGCGTCGAAATAACCTATGTTTCCGCCGCATTCTATGTGATTGTCGTACCATTTTACAAAGTTACTATATGCAATATCCATACAACTATTTATTAAATGTTGCTACTAGTATTACCTCTCCATTTATACGACCGTTTAATTTAGTTTCTGTTGTTTTTAATGTTTCAAACAATTTCTCTGTTTTAGCTCTTGTAGCTTTTTTAACTTCTGGTAAGAATTCAGCAGTTTTACGAACAGTACGTTGTACACTTTTTTCTTCATCGTATCCAATTATAGTAGTTCCTTTAACACTTAGTCCACTACCTTCTCGTTGTAATCCCATAGGGTCTACATTTTTAGCATAGTACATTCCAATCTTACGGTTCTTAGTGTTAAAAACCACCAGTATACGGGCGTAAACAATATCTGCTGGTGTTATGCTACCTAAACCATATTCGGTGTCTGTTTGCTTAAATTTGAGCTTCTTAACAACATCCTCTGGACTCTTTATACGAGTTTTACGTGGCTTACGATTTGCTTTACTTTCTGCTTCAACAATATCACATGCATCTACTATTTTACGATATACTTCTAGTAGTGATTTTTTCTGCTGAGTATTAAGATGGTTGTATCCTTCTTCTAGTTGCTCACGCCAGTCGTCAATTTTATCTTTAGGAACTTTAGTATTAAGTTCGGTGTATTCTTCTAGTCCATGAATGTATCCTTTACGTATGATACGTGCATGGGCTTGTTTAACACCTGCTCTGCGAAACATCTCAACTGGAGCAAAGTCTTTTACAAATTTTAGATCATATCCAGAAGTAACCCAATCATCTAGAAACTGCTCAACTTCATCAGTCATTAGCATTGCGGCTTTGTGTAGCAAATCTTGTATTGTAGGTTTATACACATTCGCAGTTCGACTAGCTTCGGCTTCAGCTTTTTCTTCAGCTTCGTCTACAAAGGTTTTACCTTCTTCAATTGCATTGTCAATGCGTGTTTTAATATACGTAGAAATTGGTTGTGGTGTTCCACCTGTACCAGGAAGACTTTCCCAATAAGCGTTCCATGCTAAGTGTATATCTGGACAACCCATTGTAAGCATACGACAGTAATATCCTGTCACTGCACTTATTGATTGGCTCTTTGATGCTTTTACACATTTAATATCTTTTTTTGTATATTCATTAGCAAGCATCCAATCATACGCATACTCAACTAAGTCGCTTGCTTTGTAATTGCGATAATAATATTCAGTTGCATGCTGTCTTTTAAGATGATACTCTTTGCCAGACCAACCGTCTGCACCTTCCCATGAAGGATCTTGTAATGAACCTTTACGAACTCGTTGTGAAGGTGCTCTTGCTTTTTTCTTTTTAGTAGCCTTGGGTAATGCCATTGCTTATACTCCGTGATAATCTTCGAACATATGACGATCTATTTCGTCTGCTTTATTTTGATACTTATCAATTAAGTACAAAACTTCGCTTGTTTGAGGTAATTTTTTTAATTCTTCGATGAATTCTAACAACTCCATCATATTATGATTACTCCTGTGAATGTTCTAAGTATACGGCTTCTAGTTTATAGTGTCAACCTTTTTGAATCCAAAATTTGCAACTACATGTTGATTACCTGTTGAATCTTCAACAATATCTCCAACACTAACACTATACATACGAGATAAACGTTCAATATTTTCTTCTGGACCCATGTTACCTGTATGAAACACACCTTCTAAATTATCAGCAGTAATGTTTGACACGTGTGTATAGTATCCACGATTGAAAGCATCTGCGGCAACTGTACCTGTGTCATTTTTACTAAAGCTCATATCTAATTTTAATGATTGCTTATGAACAGCATCGTGTCCTTCAGCATTAATCAAATCTACTTCTGCATCTGTTAGGTGAATTTGGTATAATTTAAATGTTTGCATTACTGACTCCTTTAATTAACTATACATATAGTATACGATAAGACGTCTTGGTTGTCAACCTTTAGTCGTCAGAAAAAACCCAATGAAATCAAAGGGTTGTAAATTAATTTAATTTTTTATTCTGGATAGTGTTTAAAATCGTCAAAATATAGGCCCAATGATGCCCATATTGCGTCTGGATACAAACTTGTATATTTGTTTGAATTCTTTTTATAGCTCTCCCATAAAGTTTTACTTGCATCCAACTTACTGTAATATTTCCAAAACTCAGTATCTGTGCGATTACTTAACATATAATGGTGTAATATGTAATCTGAGTTATCTTTTTGTACTTTCATGATTGCCTTGTTGTATGCTTTTGGTGGTGAACCTTTTAGTATACATCTTACCAATAGTGTAATACTGTATTGTACTAAAAATAATCCATTTGCTTCTAATGGATCAACAAATCCTTGTCCAAGTCCAATTGATACTACATTATCTACCCAAGGGTTCTTCAGTACACCTGGAGTCCATTTAAGTAAACGTGGCTCTATTCCTTTAAATGGTGTTCTGTGAGCCGTCCATTTTTTAAACTTTTCTAACGCTTCTTCTTCGCTTACGAAATCAGTACTAAAAACATAACCAGTTCCTGTTCTATGTTGTAAGTCTACCATAAACTGCCAACCCTCTGGTCTAGCGAATGTTTTTGTATACGGTATACTTTCGCCTTCTAGTTCTAACGGCCTAACCCAAGAACGATTAACTTTATGATGTTCACTAAATGTTTCTTCTGTTTTATCCTTGACAAACTGTCTACGAAATCCTGTAGCGTCTACATATAAATCATATCCTGGTGGAAGTTCTTCTAATGTATCAATAACATGATTAACACGTTTACAATGATCACGTACAACGTGTCCTGCAAGATTAGCATCTAAATGATATGCTACTGCTCTCCATCCTTCTTTATCGTACAAGTCTGGATTTATATCATCTCTAACTTTTTTACCTTGCTTAAATTCTTTATACCAATCATTAAATAATGTCTTAGGTTCGTTTTGCCAAAAAGTCATTAAGTATGGATCTGCACCTAATGCATCCCATTCGTATTTTATATTTCCATATTTGTGAACTGCATTACATCCGTCCATCCATTCTTTTTCTGGAATACCTAGTTCTTCAAAAAATGCACCTATTTGCGGAAGTGTTCCTTCTCCTACTCCTACAGTAGGAATTTCATCACTTTCTATAAGTGTTATTTCTGCATCAGGTAAAAACTTTTCCATGTACCCTGCACACCACCAGCCTGCTGTTCCGCCGCCAATAATACATATTTTCATCCGATATAATACCTTATGATTATAAACGAGCTAATACCAATCCATAAACTATTAAATGCTACTAATGTAGGTAGTAGCTTTTGTTCGCTTACCCATATTAACAACGCCGAAGTCATTAATGTTATGAAATGTGCCCATATAACTTCTTTTCCAAAAAATATAGCAGGAAGTATCACAAGTAGTTTAGCAGTCCATGCTGCTGCTTCAACTACATTGTACCTTTTTTGCCAATAACCTTTGCTAAACCATAAACAATATGATTTATATATTTCATTGAAACCAATTTTGTTATAGACAACAAAAACAATTGTTGCCCATAATGTAAGTGTTAATATAAGTACCATAACGTTATTTATCCGTCTTTATTAGTCTTTCAAACTCTCTAAGTCTTTTATAGACACTTGCTAATTCAATAATTGTTGGCCATGCTTTAAGTATATATTGCATTGAACCTTCTACTCTGCCAAAAGCTCTAATAATTTGTTGCATTACACCTAGTGTTACAACACCTGCTACAATAGCTGGTGCTAAGAACACATAAGCACTTAATACATTTGCTTGTAAATATGAAATTCTACCTATATTAAAATACAAGTATCTAATATAAGATTTAAAGTGAATACTTCTTACATCATGGAATAATTCATCAATTCTCTTAGGACGAATTGTTACATCATCTTCTGCAATTACAAGTATCTTCCTGTAAGCTGCTTCTTTCTTTTGTAAATCATATTCTACTCCAACTAGACGTAATAACCAACCTAATCCAACTAAGAATATTGTTCCTCCAATACTCCAAACTAAAGCACCGGTTACTAGTCCATATTGCCAATCACCAAAGAAGAAGATTGGAATACCAACTGATAGTCCTAACAGAATAGGAACAAATTGTATTAGAACCATTACTGATTCAATTAAACTTGTACCAAGTCCTTCCATAATACGACTAAACTTAATAGTATCTTCTTGTACACGTTGAGCTGCACCTTCAATGGTACGTGCTTTATCGTATACGCTATGATACCATTCAACCATTGCTGCTCTCCATCTAAACAAATAGTGTGCAGTAAAGTAACTAACAACTACGGCAATCAAAACATAAATTGCAGCCAAGTAAATAAAAGTTCCTAAACTACTCCAATATTCAGTAATTGTAATAGCGTTTGGTGCACCAAGTGCTTTTTGAATCATATCGTAAAACTGTCCAAACCATTCGTTAATTTTAACGTCAATTTGAACTTGTATCCACAATGAACTTAAAATAGCAGCTGAACCCAGCCACGACCATAATCTCCATTGTTTTTGTGTGAAAAATCTAAACATTTTCTTTTCCTTATATAAAATGTAGAATTAACTACATACATATCTATTTATCGTAGCAATAGGATGTCTAATTTGCATAAATACAATATAACAAGGAAACCTGCATGCCAAGATTAAGTTTATATAAACCATTTAAAGGTAACGACTATAAGTTTATGGATCACGCAATACGTGAACAATTCGATATAGGCGGTACTGGAATACACGTACACAAGTACCTAGGACCAGATCCTAAAAGAGATAGTAAAGATCCTAGTGAGCCTAATTACGGCAGTGGACTTGAGATTGATAATATTACAGGCGAAGAAATTAATCCTGAAGGTTTAATTGACGAAACAAACATACAAGACTTACTATTCATGGAAAACAGAGATCGTAAATACGATCCTGATGTATTTGAACTACGTGGTGTATACAATGTTAGTGACAATGACTTTGATTTAACACAATTTGGATTATTTTTAACAAACGATACACTGTTTATTAGTTTTCATATTAATGATATGGTAGAACGTATGGGTCGTAGACTTATGCCAGGTGATGTAATTGAACTGCCACATTTACGTGATGAATTATTACTTACAAACGACAGAGATGCTATTAATAAGTTTTATGTTGTACAAGATGCCGCAAGAGGAAGTGAAGGTTTTTCACAAACTTGGTATCCACACATTTGGCGTGTTAAAGTAGCACCACTAACAGATACACAAGAATACGCAGATATACTTGGAACTGCTAGTGATCCAAATAGTCTTAAAAATGATATCAGTGCATACAAAACAGAACTTAATATTAGTAATGCTATTGTAAAAAGTGCTGAAGCAGCAGATCCGTTAGGATTGCCATTAGCTGATCATTTATTTGGCGTAGACAATACTACTAATGAATACAATCACGGAGAGTCACTAGAACAAGGTGATCAATTTCCAGTTGCACCAAACGAAGGCGAGTATTTTGTAAGAACAGATTTTACACCTAATAGACTTTTTGTGAGACGAGGTAACAAATGGCATAGACTATATGATAATGTTACTGATCAAACATGGAGTGATAGAACATATAATGCAAGTAGCTTTATCAATAATAATGCTACTACAGTTATTGACGATAAAGAGTTTCCTGAAAAGCAAGCACTTAGTCAGGTAATTAAACCAAAGAGTGATTTTTAATAATGGCACAACAATACTTTTACGATAAACAAATTAGAAGATACATTCAACAGTTTATAAGACTGTTTAGTGGATTCAGTGTTGAAATGGGTAAAAACGATCAAGACTTATCTATATTTCAACAAGTACCTGTACGTTATGGAGACATCAACAGAATGGCTGCACACATAACAAGAGAAAACAGTGAAAATATTATTAATACTGTTCCATTTATAAGTTGTTATGTAACTTCATTAGATATGCTACCAGAAAGACGTACATATCAAGATCATGTTGATAAGGTTCAAGTTTTTGAAAAGAAATATGATAACGAAACTGGAGAGTATACTAATGAACGAGGCAATAGCTATACTGTTGAAAGACATGCGCCTGTTCCTTACATGCTACAAATGAATTGCGATATTTGGACTTCAAATACAGATCAAAAATTACAGTTAATGGAACAAATATTAGTATTATTTAATCCTACATTAGATATAAGAACAAACAATAGTCCAATCGACTGGACTGCATTAAGTCATGTAGAATTAACTAATACAACGTGGAGTACTAGAAGTGTAGGATCAAGCATAGATGATATTATTGATGTTGCAACTTTAAGTTTTAATATACCAATACATATTAATCCTCCAGCTAAAGTTAAACAACAAAAATTAATTCATACAATTATAAGTGAATTATATAATTTAGATGACACAAATTTAGACTTGTTCAGAGAAG